CCCCCTGTTTAAACGTCGGATCGGATTCCACCAGCGCATCAAACTGCTCATCAAGTTCCCGCAGGCGCGCCAGCCACCGGGTGAAGATTTCCGTCGCATCCGGCACCACAATGGCATCCGGTACGTCCAGTTCTGACAGGTTGATCACGTCATAGCTGCTTGCCATAAATCGTTATGTCTCCCGTTCTGACAGGTAAATTGGTTTCCTTGTTGATCCCCTCGATATCCAGTACACAGCCGGACTTCCCTTCAGGAAAGGAAACAAGCACACGGGTTACCTTCAGCCGCGTCTCCCACCGGGCCAGTGCGGTCGCAGACGCGGCGATTATTTGTAGACGGGTCATATCATCCCGTGGGTTATCCACCAGCGAAAACAGATCACTGCCATAGTCACGGACAAGAACCCGGCTCCCGATGGGCGTGGTCAGTATGTCGCTGACGGACTGGCGCAAATGGGCGACGCCGGACAGGCGTTTTCCGGTCCGGTTGTTTACACCGTTCATGATTAAATTCCGTTGCTGATTCGCCGGATGGCGGGAGGGTTAACCGAAGTAGGACGGGCCTGTTTTGTCCTGCTTTTCTGATTTTTTCGAAGCCGCTGCGGGTTTACGAATGTCCACGACAAGGTTGTAGGTGTAGCTGAATCCTGCTGACGTCAGAGAAAAGACCAGAGACTCAACCACCCAGGCCCGATCCTCACGGGAGCCAAAACCGGAAGTCGTCACACCTGCCTCTGCTGTCAGCGGAACATGTTTGGGGCGACATGGCCCCGTGAGCGTCATTTTCTGCTCGTTACGTTTCGCCTGGGTTTTCCTGGAGTTTGCCTGTTGCTCGGCAGTGGTTTTCTCCGACTGGGTATAGGGATTGATCATCGCCGGGCCATCATGTTCAACCGTGGAGGTCTTTGTCGTACCATCCTCCTCGTCGTAATAACGCACACCGATTTTCTCTTTGGCTTTTCCTCCGCTCCCCGTAGCTTTCCCCGTCGAACTCCCCCGCTCACCTTCACTGTAGGACCAGTTTGATACTTCATCCGGTGTGATGGTTATCCCGCCAGTCTGTTTCCCTGAAGCCGTTACCGTGGCTCCCTGCTGCAAAAAAAGCCAGTAACCGCCTGATGGTTTGCTCACTGCATTGTAGTCACGTGCAAGCCTTGCGAGCAGGTTGGCATCAGATTCCGCCACCTGATCGATGTGGCTGATATGAATATCTTTCAGTGCGTCGGCCACGCGGGGAATAAGCCCGTTGTCGGTGGCCACGGTTTTGACAATATCGGCAAGGCGAAGGTTATCCCAGCTCCGTGTCTTCTGGCTTGTCACGTCTCCGGGTTGTTTCTGTGCATTCATCGGCGCGGCGGTCGCATACAGCTCGATACGCCTTGGCGGGCCACCGCTCGAGACGCCACTGACAACAAACCAGCCTTTATCGATCAGTTGTTCATTGAATCCCAGAGCGACCTGAAGCCGGGCACCTTTGGTGGGAAGCGCCAGCGTTTCAGAGATGAGACTGATTTTCAGTTCATCTGCTTTTGCTGTTGCCCCACCATAATCCGTCAGGGTCAGTTCACTCAGGCACTCTTGCAGCACCCGGGTTATATCTTTCCCTTCGGCCTGTATGCTGAATGCCGGCGCATATTCCGGCCTTGCTGTCTGATCTGCCATATTAATCCCATAAACTAAATGGCGATTCCGCAACGGGCATCACCAGATCCGGCAATGTGATGTACAAGCCGGAAGGATACACAGCCCCCTGCTCCGCCAGCCCCTGATTGGCCTCCAGAACCTGAGTCACTGAGTCTGAAAGATTTTCAGTACCGTAATGCACGGCGCAAATCGCATCCAGTACGTCCCCGTCACGGGTTTGATAGATCGTCGGCATAGTGTTTCAGCGTCATCGTCCAGTTTTTATTTCGGTGACCGCCACCCGGTAAAAACTTACTCGTCGTGTCTGAAAAGTCGGTCACCACCCACCACCCACCACCCCAGCACATCACCTTCTCCGCTGACAAGCTGCTGGGGTTTAGCCTGATCGGCAAGATCAAGTAAATCATTCACCCCTTCCACGCCTTTACGGAAAAAGGCGTGAGACTGCCCTTCAAGCCTGACAGTACGCCCGGGCTTTCCGGTGTACTGAAGAAGGTCCTGTTTGCCAATGCGTTCCTGTTCACTCCAGCGCCAGCTGGCCTCACGGGTGAGCTGATGATAAGCCGTTGTATCAATCGAAAAGGCAAAATTCCCCAGCATCATCATGACGCGGGCTTCCTGCCCACCCCGTAATGCGCTGGTACTGCGCTGACCGGAATCTTCAAAGATCGGGATAATTTCACTCACCAGAGAAGTCCCCCATCCAGAAGGCTGTTATCACCATTAAAGGCAGAATTGTTTTTCGTCACCGTTGTCACTTCATCTGCAATGGCTTTCTCATCCTGTCCCGGCGCGGCATTAATTTCGAATCGGTATTCGAATTTTCGGTTGTCTGTGACCTGCCTGGATGGTGGCTGTTTATCCAGATTGTCCATACGCTGAAGCAAGGTATCCCAGTACCCGATATCTCCCCCCGACGAATCAGAGGGTGGTTGCACTGAACGCCCCTTGTTCCTCTGTAGCGCTGTATTCCAGTTTAAAAGCGTATCGCCGCCTTCCGGTGTCAGGTATTTATCAAGCGATTTATTAAATGCCTCTTCATCATCACTAAAAAAGCCCCGCGTTGAGGCGTATGACTTTTTAACATCGTCAGCGAGGTCTGGATTGTCCTTCAGTTGCTGCTCAAACCATTCTCCCTGCCCTTTGCGTCCCGCAGTCATTCTGGCGAAATCCACCGACCCAGTCATAGCCAGTGACTTCAGCACATCCTTTTGATCGCTCCTGTCATCTGGCAACAGCCAGGACAGCTTTTTAGCCAGGGCGTAAATAATTTTGCCGACAAAAACCACCCCCTGCCCGAAAGACAGAACGCCGGGATAGAGATCGTTTCGCAGAAAAGTCACAATGCGCCTGACACCACCACCTTTGAACCAGTCGGCAAGATCATCCGTCAGGCGCCTGATATCAGGCGCCAGTTCATTTCCCAGTTGGCCGGAAATTTCTGCGACCGCAGAAGAGAAAACAGTGCGGAGATTATTGATAGCCTGATTACCCGCAACTGCCCCATCAGCGCCCTCTTTGGTCACAAGGTTGTAGCGCCGCTGTTCGTCCATCAGGTCGCGGTAGCTCCGGCCAGACTGCTTGATAAGCATCAGCAGTTTGCTCGCTTCCCCGCCAAAAAGAGAATCCAGTGCGAAGGAAGCTTTTGACTCATCCTGAAGGCTGAGCGCCCGTTCAACAATTTTGTCGAATTGCGCCATATCACTGAGCCCGGCAAAATCACCTGCTTTGAACCCGAGCGTTTCAAAGGCATCCTGCAGCGAGCTCTGCTTACCGTTCTGTTTATACTCCCCGGATTTGTGCAGATACTCTTCAAAGAGATCGCCAATGTTTTCCGCATTCATGTCGTACTGCTTCGCCAGAGAATCCCAGGCATTAAACGTGGCCACGTCCACGCCGTAACTTTTTGCCACATTCGTGCGGGTTGCCGTTTCAGCATTGGTGGCAGCTGGCGCTATCAGTGTGCCAAGTGCTGAAGCCACCACGCCGCCACCGCCAATAGCCAGCCCGGATCCAAACATCCCGCCCACCTGCCCGGCGATCCCCAGACCGCGCCGGAAAAGGCCTTTACCGGCACCTTTGAACGCCTGAATGCGTTGTGATTTTTGCATCTGCACATTCAGTTTCTGTTGCTCAGCCTCCGTTTTGCGGATTTCCCTGGAAACATCGGTATAGCGGCGCTTCAAATCGCCTAGGCTTTCACCGGCCAGTTTGGCGCGTTTGATTTCTGCTGCCAGTTTGGTCTGGTCTTTTGTCAGTCGCTCAGACTGCTTTCCGACATCTTTCAGGCTTTTTTGCAGACCATCTGCAGATCGTTTCCATGAATTATCCAGGTTTCCGCCAAAGGTAATGACGGCCTTAAGGTTCTGGCTTATTGCGCCCACGGTTCATCGTCTCCAGTTCGTCGGTCAAAAAAACAGAGAAAGTGCTGAACGGCATATCGAGGTATTCCGCCATCGGGAAATGCAGCTGCCGCCCCAGAAATCTTATTGCCCGGAGGAGTCCGCCTTCGGTCGCTTCGCGGGCGGGAGCATAAAAACGTTAAAGGCATCCGTGAGCTGTGCATAATCTGCTGCTGTCATCAGCCAGAGATCCTGTTCACTGAGATTGCACAGCAGCGCAATCATGCGGGCTTCTTTCTCTTCTTCGTTGCCGCGGTCTTTGGCATGAGTGATGCGATCTCGAACCAGCGGTTCACGCATGGTGACCTCATCGATCACGACCCCGTTATCAAGTGATACAGGGGAATACAGTTTTATAACGCGGGTTTCACCAGGAAAGCTCATAGGGTGCTCCATATAAAAACGGCCCGCAGGCCGTTACAGTAGTGGGATAACAGTGAAATCAGAGACGCACTTTGGCAGCCAGACCTGAAAGGACATCAACGCCATTCACCCGGCGGGCGAAACGCTCTGTATCAATGGCAAACAGTTCTCGCCCGTCCAGTGACTGACGGTAGTAGCTGACAGCAATATCAACCGTCACGGCATTTTCGGAAAGCGTGTCCTTCCCCCGCGCATCCGGCGTGACGGTCTGTACAAACCCCTCAATTTCCTCAACCGTACCGCGCGCAGTGCCGTTACCGAGATAGCCCTGATAAGCCGTAAAGCGTGAACGGCTGCCACTGACAAAACCGAAGCTGGCCAGCATGTCCGTATCTATCCCATAAAATTTAACCTGACAGGTCAGTGCTTCCATGCCGTCATCAACCGGGGTGGGCGCATCCTGTGCGCCGGTACGCATATCCGTTTTAACAATTGCCAGAGACGGCGGCGTAAATTCATGCGCCCCCTGAATACGGATCCCCTGCCGGAAGAAGGTCCAGACGCGTAGTGTGTTTTTATCGCTCATGCTGCAAGCATCTCCTCAAGCGCATAGTTATTGTTCACCCGGACGCGCAGGCTGATAAGTTCAGTCGGCGATTTCGGACCAAAGTCATAGTTGATGTACAGGACACCCGACGCCATGGTTTCCGCTGTGTTCAGTTCTTCATCCAGCCAGGCCCGCCCACCGAATATGGCGCCAAGACCGACCAGTTGCCGCATATAGGCATTGATGGTGCCGATAATGTCATCCGCATTTTCCCGGTCTAGTGGACGGTCAACATACTCCAGCATGGTTTCCTGAATGCTGTCCTCAATAACATCAGCAGTACGGCGGACAGATTCAAAACGCCATTGAGGATTGGTTGCACACAGGCGGTTCCCCCAGTGTTTAAACCCCGCCCGGCGGATAATGGTGGACACGTTCTGCATGTTGAGCAGGTTTGCATCGCAGTTCTCATCCCCGAGGATAAATTCATCGATCTGCTCAACACCGAGGATGTTGTTGATGTCCTGGTTCGACTTGCTCCACCACCAGCCTTTTTCAAAGTCAATGCGGGCGCGTAATCCGGCAGCAAACGCAGAGTATGGGCGATAAACCAGCTGGCCATCTGCATCACTCGCCTGGACCCGCGGGCGCAACAGTTCAGTTCGTGCGCCATAGGACTGGCGACGCTGTACCACTTCCTGCAGCGTCGCACCGGAGGCGCAGTCAACATATGCGACGGCGCGCAATTTCCCGGCCACGGTTTCCAGCCCCTTACCAACCGCATCGTCCTCACTGAAACCCGGTGCAATCACAATACGCGGCTGGTACGTCGTAACAGATTTCGCTGATGACAGGGTGCCGATCCCCTTCAGTACCGCCGCGCGTCGTTTTGCCTCATCGTTTTCATCCGCAACACGCACCACCACCGTCAGCGCATTACGCTGATCGTTAATATCAGTCAGTGCCTGTTTAAGCGTACCTTTTTCACCCAGGCGGGATAACAGCGTGGTGCCGACAACCGCAACCGGCGTATTGAGTGGAAAGGGTTCATCTTCACCCCCCGCTAATTGCAGGCTGAAGGGCTGGACAATCCCGTCACCGCGCCCGCTCGCGCTGACTTTTGCGCCATCAACACCACCGACAGCCTCTGCAACGTCTCCGGGTTTAGCCGTGATAACACCGTGCTCATCACAACCCAGCGTGATGTTCAGTGTCAGCGATTCAGGATCCCAGCTTGCTGACGTCACAACCGCAGCAGGATTTTCGGCTGCCGGCTGTCCGGCCAGCGCAGCGACATTGATGACATTGCCTTGCCGCCCCTTAATGGTTGCAGTGAAGTCGATAACGTTATCGAGAATGGGTGTACCGGATGATCCCGATGCGGCGGTTCCGCCCGACGCATCCGGTGCCGTTCCTACCAGGCCGATAATGGCTGTCTGGATCGTGGTAACCGCCACCGTACCCGAGGTGAGTTCAATAGTTTCAACGCCATGTAACTGAGACATGCTTTTTCTCCAGGCATAAAAAAAACCTGCCGCAGCAGGTCACATTTTCTGATTGGGTTTATCGGTGAGCCCACCGCTGTCGCCGGGGTGATCGTGGTTGTTAAATACTTCACGTATCTTGCTCATACTGCCGGATTTATCCGTTATCTCCTTTGACGCGCCGATATTTCCTGCAACCAACGTGTCAGCATTAATCTGGGTTTTGCCCTGGACCGTCAGGGTATCCGTAATTTCAACCGGACCATCCAGCGTACCTTTACCGACAATTTTGTAGGTTCCACCATCAGCCAGCGTAATCGTCAGGGCATGCGCTTCCCTGTCATAACGGATCTCAGTCCCGTCGCTGTAACGGGTAATGTGCTCGCTGTCGCTTCCTTCCGGCACCGGCAGCTTTCCCGTATTCCAGCCGGGAAACACCCGTCCGTTGTTGAGTTCTCCGGCTTCGGACAGGACCGTAACCGCATCCCCCACGGCATATGGATTTGAATCAGCGCGGTTTGTTCCGGAAAACCCCTGGCACAACGGCAGCCAGGTTGTGATGATATCCCCCAAATCCACCCGGCATTTAGGGATACTATCGTGCCTGACGGAGTGAATAACACCGCGCCGGACAAGGTTCGCCAGTCTGCGCTGCAGGTCGCCTGCTATCTCACTCATCGGGCGGTGCCTCCCAGATAAGCTGATAGTCATCCACGTGATTTCGCCCCGTATCAGGTGCAACACCCAGCCAGGCCTTCTGCAGGGGCATGCCAGTATGTGCAAAGGGATCAGCACCAAATGCAGCCGCCTGGGTGAATGAAATACGCCAGACCAGATAATCATCCATTCGCGGATCAAACTCATCACGTTCAGCCGTGGTGAATACCGCAGGCTCAATATGGCCCAGACCAAACTGCTGTCCGTCAATCCATTGGGTGATATCGGCCGCAGCGGTTCTGACAAAAATTTCAGGCTGGCTCACACCCGATCCGGCGGCATCCACCACCACGAAGAGATCACAGGTTAAATTAACGCTCAGTTGTCCCTCATTTCCTCCTCCCTGTTCCCAGCTGTTAATCGAGAAATACACCGCGGGTGTGGTCAGCCCCGAAAAGCGGGGAACATTTCGTTCCGGATACGCACCGGCATCACGCACCCATCCGATTTTTTTTAATGCCTCAGTCACAGCATCATGATACCGCCCCAGCAACAGTGGCTCGGCCATCGTTCGTTACCTCAGACAGAAATACGGGCCTTTACGCGCCCGCGAATGTCGGTTTCAAAGTGATGCATAAAAATCTCCATCGCCTGGGCAAATGCGTTGTCCTCGACGTAGTTCAGCATCGGTTCGTAGATATCCATTTCTGCTTCGCGTGTCCGGCGGGTCAGGGGATCACGAATAACCACCGTCCGGCGATTATCCCGTTTTGAACGGGACACCTCCCCGTTTTCAAACGACCGTTCGCTCAGCAGATTACCTTTCGGGGAAAATCCGGCGTTTTCGGCCTGGCGGCGCGCTTTAATAAAACGCCCCGTGTTGCGGTCACGCCGGGTATGGTGCGGTCGCAGCCGCCCGTTGATTCGTCCTTTAAGGTCTTTCACCTTAATGGCATTCAGCCCGAACCAGAGCCGGAAATTATCCAGCTGCGATCCCCTGTCCAGACGAAAAGACAGCAAACGGCGCCGGACCAGATCCATACTGCGTGGGGCCAGACCGTCTTTCAGATCCGCCATCGCTTTCTTTCGCAGCGTGGCGGCAGTACGCCTGAGCGCGCGCGAGTATGCTGCACGGAACTGTTTTTGCGTCGCACCAATACTGTCCGCAATTCGCCAGATAACATCCACATCAATATCGACGGGTAAATCCCGCCGCAGTCGAGACTCCCGCGCCATATCAGCTCCATTTATCGATCTGAGGCTGTGTTTTTCCGGGTTCCCCATATGCCAGCGTGACGCGGGTCCGCCCTTCTTCATCCGCGCCGATATGTGTCACCCGGTAAGGGATGGTGTTGATCACCACACCGTCATGTTTTTCGAGACCGGAAATATCCGCAGTCATTGCACTGAACGCCGGGGAATGGTTCTGAATTTCCCCGCCGCCCGGTACACCCGACAGCGCATCCGGTGATTCAAAAATCACGGTCACCAGACGCGGGCCTTCACCCGTTTGCAGGCATGCAGGCACTTCTTCGGCAAACGCCCGGTTAATCCGGGCATCTGCTTTAGCCAAACGTTCCCGGAACCGGCTCATCAGAACCCCAGGCGGACGGCAACATCAGCATCATCCGCCTCAGCTGCTCCCCAGGCGGAACCGACAACCGGATTTGGCGTTGCATCATCGCCTTTTGCCACCGTCAGCTTGCCGCCAGCCAAATACAGTTTCTGGCCTGCCGAAATTTCTTCTGCCGCTTTAGGCAACACAAAAACACCGGCCATATGCAGTGTTCCCCACTCGCCAGCAGGAATATCGCTGTGTGCCACCCCGGCAATTCCGCCGACCGCCACCAGCGCACCGGATGAAACGGCATCAACACCCGCATTGTGATAATCCAGTGTGGTACCGTCCTGCTGATAGTTCTTCGCCATGTTTTTTCTCCATAAAAGGAAAAGGCGACCAGCGCCGCCTTCAGGGATAAAAAAACCGCCAGGCGGCGGTCATTATTTTTTGGTGACTTTAACCAGCCCGCGCCAGTCGAGCGGAGCCACCCCCGCATCAATGCGCACCTTGAATGCGGCGCCGTCCACAGTGAAGCCCTGCTGCTGTTCCAGATATGGCGTGTCGATACCGTCGAGATACGCCACTTCAATGGTGTCGCGCCCCTGCGCAGCGGTCAGGTAATAATCGGTCGGGCTGCTGTCATCCAGGCGGGCCTCAGAAGCCACGGTCACAAAGTTCTGGATCGGGTTAACGATCCCGCTGTTCGCGTCTGCACCCGGTACACTGGCGGATTTAATCAGCTGATTTGCCCGTGACTCAATTGCCACTGGCGTCAGCATGTAGGCCGGACGAATATTCAGACGGCGATCGCCGGATTTTTGCAGCAACATTGCCTTACGCGCAGTATCCAGCCCTTCAATAGTCAGATCGGCTGTAACAAGGTTGCCGTGATCGGCGTGGAACAACGGCTTACCGTCCGACATTTTCGGGTTGCTGGTCAGTACCGCCCAGACCAGATCGCCGACAGTGGCTCGCGCAGCAAGCCCCATTGCCTGAGGGATACGCGTCAGCATATCCAGGTCGTCGTTGATAATAGTCTGGCGGTCAATGCTGAAAAGCTCACCATAGGTGGCCAGTGCAATAGGCTCACCACGATCTTTAATGGTGACATATTTATATTCCGCCCCGGCGCGAACCTTACGCAGCGATGCCAGTGATTCCAGGCCAACGCGGTGCGCGGTTTTGAAATCGGTCAGTGTGCCTTTACGGGTCCACTGTTCGAATGTTTCGCTGGCCTCATCCCAGCCAAGCAATGCCGCCTTATGCGCCACATCCATCAGGATATTGCCGAAATCGCTGCTGCTGTGGGTGAACGCCAGCCCAACCATCGCCTGTGCTGTACCGACACCAGAAATACCGATACCACGATCCACCAGCGAGGCGCGGGCCAGTTCGCGCAGGGTATACCCGTTGTAGGCGTTATCTTTTTCCGCCTGCGCATAGCCCGCACGGTTCATTACCGCCGCACGAATGGAATCACCAACAATGTTCCCGTTACCCGCATGGATGTGAACTGCACCCGGTCCAGCACTCGGGGTAGTCCCTGCCGCCAGCACATTGAGCAATTTGGTGCGAGCCTGTTCCGCTGAGCAGGAAATATCCGTGATGCATTCTGCTTTCAGCGAGCCGAAAGCAGGAAACGCATCAAACACAGCGGAAACTGCGCTGACTCGTTCAGTATTCGCCGCCTGCATCTGCTGCTGGAGCTGGGCGGCCAGCGCGGTAATGTCGATATTTCCTGCCAGCGGTTGCTGGGTGGGTTGCTGTGCCGGTGGGTTATTTGCGGCCTGCGGCGCCGGGTTTTGTGCGGGCTGCGGCTGACTGACAGGAGCTTCGGCACGCGGCCCAAAAAGGTTGTTAATCTGTTCTGGCATATTCTGGTAATCCTTCAGTTTATTTTGATTCACACAGGCCGCGGCCTGCAGTTCTGGTTCAAGCGTGTCAGCGAAACCTTTTTCCACCGCCTCCGCGCCAGTAAGCCAGGTTTCAGCTTTCAGCATCGCCTCCAGTTCTTCCTGCCCCAGCCCGGTCTTGTTCATGTAGGCACTGAGCATCAGCGCTTCATTACGATCAAGCCAGGCAGCGTAGTCACGCATATCATCGGAATCCCCGGCGATCCCACCCCACGGCTTATGCACCATCAGCCAGGCATTCTCAGGCATATGCACCGTGGCACCGGGCAGGCAGACAATCATTGAAGCCATACTGGCAGCCACGCCGTCCACCCAGATATCCAGCTTCGCCTTCAGACGGGACAGGGTGTTAAAGATGGCAAATCCCTGCATCACATCGCCGCCCGGACTGTGGATATGCAGATCGACGGCGCTGGCCTCAAACACTCCGGCCTCCTTACAGTCGGAGACAAACTGCTGAGCGGTAATCCCCCAGCCGCCGATCACGTCATAGAGAAATATTTCCACACGCCCGGCAGCCAGGGCGCGTATCTCATACCAGCACTGACCGTTTGCGGCATCGATACCAGCCACACTGGCGCGGGGATTAATCATCGTCCCGCGACGGGGCGGGCTTATCATTTGCTGCATCAGGGAGCACTCCTTTATCGTTGGCGGGGTCTGAGTCGAACACCAGCCCGTTTTCTCGGTTGAATTGGGTTTCCCGGAGACGCTGACGTTTCACCTCCTGCGGATTCTTGCCACGTGCACGCGTCCATTCGGCTTCTGTACCTGCCCCTCCACGGACTATCGCCTTCCAGGCAGCCGCCTCTTTTCCTGGATCAATCCATGGCATGACTGGCCCAAGATAGAGCGCGTTGTACAGGGATTTTTTGTCGACATCTTTGGGGATGGTAACGCCGCTGAGCAACGCCATTGCCAGCCAGTTTCGGTATACAGGACGGCTTTGCTGCCCAACAAACCACTGCTGCAGCACGTTGTAACCTTCAAAACTCTCTACCAGCTCCTGCCGCTGTGAACTGTAGGTACCGTTGTAATCCCGCGCGATACTGGAATAACTGCCACGAGTCCCCGCAGCCACAGCGCGCATCTGACCGTTCCTGAACTCATACAGATGAACATTCGGGCGATTCGACTCAACCATGCCCAGATCCTCGCCTGGTTTTAGCTCGTCATAAATCATCCCCGGCGCAATATCGTAATGGCGCTGCCCACCTGGTGTTGAAAACTCAGTTTCTGTATCAAGAGACTGAGCATCCCCACGTTTGATATAGAAACCCAGAGCCGCCGCAATACGTGCCGCCACGCGCTCACTCTCTTCATAATCCTTAATATCGGAGAGCCGGGTGATCACGCCATGGATGAGGCTGATCCCCCTTAGCTGGTGAAGCCGTTTACGCATAGCCAGGTGCAGCATGCTGTCAGCCGAAATAGTTTTTAAATCAGCATTGAGTCCGGCAAAACTGGCTGGATGGTTCTTATAAACTCTGTAGCCCGTCGGTCGCCCCCAGGCATTGACAATAATCCCCTGGCGGATCTGCTGCCCGGAGGTACTGTTCAGGTTAAACGGCACAAAGTCCGCTTCCAGCAGTTCAAGAGAAAACGGTACCTGGGTTGAATGCTGCAACCCGGCTACATTTCCCCGCACCATCTGTGTAAACACCTCGCCATCACGCAGTGCTGAACGTAACAAAAGCCGCTCAGCTTCCGGTCGGGTAAACATCCCGGTCACTTCCGGGCGAACCGACCATTCCGCCCAGAGCGCGGATAGCTGGCCAGCAAACTCAGAGTGGAGATTACCCTCAAGATCAAGCGGCTGCGGTTCAACGTGGATCCCGTGAGCACCGATACCCCGATCCTCCATCTTGTCAAAAAGACCAATCACCAGATCATGGTTTTCATCCAGCCAGCGGGCCTGCTCTCGTAACGAAGTACCGGCTGCAAATACAGCGGTGTCCGCCGACCGGGATTCACGTTTCCCCTTGTGCAGACGAGTCGGATTTGCTGCCTCATAGGCTCTGAGTCTGAGTCGGTTTTGTGCGCGTGATGCTGCCCACCCGGGCGATATTGCGCCCAGTGCCTTTTCAAAAAATCCCATGATTTGCCTTACAGAAAGTTAGCGAGTTTGAACGAGCCGCTGCGGTTTGAGACAGCGCGCCAGCGCCTTTCCCAATATTCAAGCTCGTCACGCAGGGCTTTTGGGTCATGGTTGGTAATTGCCCGGCCATTAACCCCCGTGAATGACACGCTTTTACCGTCCAGAGAATCCCGGTAAGCCTGGCGCACAGTTACCAGCATCTGCTGAATTTCTGATTTCGTCACAGCCAGCCTCCGTTGTCACTGACACCCAGCCAGCCACCAGAAAGCGGGCTGGGCTGTTCAGTTACAGAAACAGGAGACGAACGTACAGGTACCGTTTTTTTCACAGCAATCTCCCTGGGGCGATCCCCGTCTATGATGTTTGAATTACTCTCCTGAGCGGCAGCCCAAGTCGGGGGCTGTTCCCAGTCCCGGATTTTTTCATAACCACGCAGGACAGCGACGGCATGGGCATAACAGAAAAGGTCAAAGGCTTCGTTATTACCTTTTCCGGGTTTGCGCCATTTTCCGTCCGTACCGCGTTCTTCGTAGGTCAGTTCTTCGTAGAACCACTCCCCCAGCCAGTCAGGAAAATGGATATACCCGGCACCGGGTGTTTCACGCTCAAGGTTGTTACTGAGCTGATCTTTCAGCAGGTCTGTCTGCAACAGATATACCGGAACCTCACCACGCGCATCCGCCCGGCGATCGCTTCGGCCTGTGTTGTCAGGGTGCGTTTTGGTAATGATTTTCTGGCGTCGGGTGCTGTCACCTTTTATCAGGTAAACCCGTTTACCCAGTCCGTCACGACGACACTGGCGCCAGAATTTATAGGCGTTATCCGTTACCCCATCTTCCCCGCCGCTGTCGACAGCCATTGCAAGAATGGGCATCCGCCGTGAAGGGTCTGACTGCAATGCATAGGTTTTTTCGAGGACATCCGTGATGAGCAGTTGCCAGTCTTCCGGATAGGATCCGGGATGCACCTGCTGTGCCTCACCATTTTCATCACAACGCAGGGACTGGCGGATGTTATAGCGGTCCACCAGCCAGCGTTCGCCGTTTTCACCGTACCCGATGATCTGGACGACAAAACGGCGCTTCTTCCCACCCTGCACATCCACCGACGCCAGAAGAAAACGGACTTTCGGCGGCACAAGTCGTTTGCCATAATCTTCTGCCCGCAGCATCAACACGTCAGCACGTCGCTGCTCACTGGCTGCACGGGGAAGATAAGGAAGCCCCCAGTCAGTATTAATTACGGTCTTGAGCGTTTCTTCGCTTCCGGTGGCCTCATAGTCCTGTTCCGCCGTCAGTAATTTGTAGACCAGTTGCGCCCATGTCTGGTATGCCGCCGCTGGTCCCTCCATCCAGAACGAGGCAATGCGCGAGCGTCGGGCTTCTCCGGTGATGTTGCCCTCACGGTCGATAGTTTGTCCCTCTCTCAACCAGACACCCTTTCCGTTCAGTTCCCGCTTCCTGTCGGCGGTAATCATGCCGCTACAATGCGGACAATCAATATGCGCCGCTTCACTGGCCTTTACCGGGTCAGACGTTTCCCGGTAGCCTGTCATCGCTTCCATGGCTGGTTGAAAGTATTCCCCGCAATGTGGACATGGCCAGTACCAGCGGCGACGATCGCCGCGGTTATATAAAGACAGGATCCCGGTCGTGGGAGGGGCTTCGTGAGGTGACTTTCTCCGCCACTTCGTATTGGTGATTTCCCTGCCCGGTGAACTCTCGACCAGCGTCATCCCCGCCGACATAAAGGTGGTGGTACGTTTTGAAGCAAGCGAAAATCCATCCCCTTCCCCGTCGATATCTTCCGGGAAGCGATCGTAATCCGTCAGCGCCACACACTTAAAATCTGAGGATGACATGATGTTGATAGACGGCCAGCCTATCTTCAGGTAGTTCCCGGCAAGGAAAGTCCGGTCATGCACGTTGTTGTCATTGCGTGAGGGACTCAGCCGGCATGCCACCTCCGGGCTGACACGAAATGTTCGGGCCAGACGTTTTTTGGAGTGTTCGCGCGCTTTCTCTTCCGTCATCTGAATGATGAGCATGTCAGACGGATCGCAGACAACGTTGTACACCACCCAGCCATCAATCAGACCAATGGTTTTACCCGTTCGGGCAGGGCCAACAAAAATGACAGCATCATATTCTCGTGATGCCAGGCAGTTCATCGGCTCCACAACATAAGGGGCTAGATTAGGATCCCACTCAACGGAGTTACCCACGCCGACCGGAACACGCATATATTTATGTACGGCTTCGGCTACAGGCATTCGACGCGGTGCTCTGATGATCCCGGCAGTGTTTTTTCTTAGCTCCGCCGCCGTGGCCTGTCGCATGGCTTACTCCTCTTCTGGCGAACTGTCCTCCTGTTCCGGCGTATCTGCCTGCTCAACCTTCAGGGCTATCTGATCCCGCAGGTCATCGATGACTTTTTGCACCCGAACGACAGCTGCGGGCGTCATCGCACAATCACGTTCAAGAATATCCGGCAGCGTTTCCAGCACCTGAACGACGGCTTTTGCCATCGATGAAAATTCTCGGGTCACTGTCGATGCCGGGATTAACTCACCTGTTTCCTGCTGGAATTTAAGCCTCTCGCGTTCAGACTGAAACCATGCCTTACGATCCGGCGGCAACATCTTATCGATATCCACCAGCTCGGGTGCCGTGGTACGGCCCAGCAGTTCCCGAAGAATATCCACGACAGAATAAAGCTTGAGACGAGAATTACTGCCAGGAGCAGGCTCAATGTTATTCAGCTTGCTGGAAATCGTCTGACGATGAAGATCGGTCACCGCTGCCAGCTGATTGATATTGAGGCGAAGGTTTTTCAGTTCGTTATCCATGATGATGAACAATATTTAACCATTTCGACATCGTGAATAATTTCACGACCGAAATATCAACAAGTTAAGGGAATGATGATGATGCCGATAAAATGCAAAAAACTAGCCGTTTTCCGCGTGTCCTCGCCCCCTCGGTGTTCAGAATCGCCAGGAGGACCCGCACAAATGATAGTAATTATCAATTGATAAGGTATAAAAAAGGCCGCTAAATGCGGCCCATTGTCGTTAGTTCTGCTGATGTTTTTTCAGTAGCTGTTCTTTCTTTTCCCGATAGCTATCTGCCTCTGAAATAATCTGTTCGGCAGTCTTTCCATTCAATATTACTAAACGCATTTTATCGGAAGAATAACTGCCATCGTTATTAATGATGGCCTGAGTATCGTAATAACTTAAAGTATCCAGAATTGCTGATTTAAGTTCTTCTTTCTTTGCATCAGAAAGTGACTCAATAACCTTCTCGCCAGAGTAACGCAAAGACTCCTGGCTTGAACCATCAAACTTTGGCGAGTTATCACAACCGGCAACGAGCAATGATAATGTTAACGCAATTACATATCTGATTTTCATTTGGTGACCTCATCCCTAACGGTAGGAGAAGCCTAACGAATAATCACGATGTATCATATAGTATTATCGCAGGCACTCAGTGAATGCCTGCTGTAATGCTCTATGAGTTGGGTTCGTTAAATGATATGTTTCCAAATATAACCATAAGGAGATGAAATGTTTAATTTTCTCAAAACACTCAATAGACTCATCAATCAACAAACCACCCAAGAAGTACCGCAGGAACATTCAACCGAGCAGCTTCTTCAGTGGGCTACTGGGTGCATGTTAGAAGGTTTGCCGGACGAGTTTTATGAAGCGAGAATTTTCTGTTTCCGCAACATTGACAATGAAGGACGTACCGCAATTGCTTCAATACATGACGTCAAGTTAACCATGGAAAGCGAATACACTCCTTTCTCTCCTCCCGATGATCTTTACGCCACACATTGCATAGAGAAAATTCTTGTTGGAAATAACTGGAGCCAAGCAACTATAACTTTCAACCCAGAAACGACAACATTCACATGGCAATAACTATCTCTGCTTTGGCGAGGCTTTGGTGTTTTCAATTTCCCGTATTCCGGCAAGTTGGTTGTTCCCCTTCTCAATGATGGCCAGCAACGGCTCAATCCAGAGAACCACCTGACAATACGTCATTGAGCTGGCGGCAAAGGCACTATCAGCGGCTGCGTTAGCGTCCCCGGAATCGGCGTGCATTGCGCTGGTACGTAAACGGTTCGCGTAGTTGAGCAACCCACTAGAGACATCAGCAGGAACAGGCAGATCACAGGTTTTTTCACGTCGTAGAATCTCCCGATATTCGATAACTGTCTTTTCGGTGCCAGCATCTATCAACAAGTTAAGACGGTTGGCGTTGTCCGCTATCTGGTTAAACCGGTTGAAGCTCAAAGCCTGCGTGGTTATTACCGTCGCCTGTAGTGCGTTGTCGCTGCGCAGTACCCGGTTATCACTCTCGGACGTGGCCAGTACCGCATTGCTGCGTACTAGCAGAACAGAGAGCACCGCAATGATGGTTACGACGACCACCAGCAGGATCACGACAATCGTAATTTGTTGATCTTCATCAGAATACGCCCGAAACTGACACCGGAATGCCAGGGTTAAGCAGTCCAAATCCATCATCCAGCTTTTGTTGTTTTTCGCCCCACAGGCAAACCTCACGCTCAATCTCGCGGCGGGTGATTAATCCTTTCCACTGCTTACCACCGGCATATGTCCAGCGCCGCAGTTGCTCGCATGCGCCTTTCGAATCACCCTGGTTGATTTTTCGTGAGGTGTTTAGGCTCGATTGAGCCATATCACGGTTAAATAGCAAAGGAATCTTAACAGGAGCAATTACATTGATGGAGTGGATAAACGCTTTGATGAACCATTTCGCGCTTCATCCATTCCGTCTGTGGGTGCTTCTTTTTGTTATCGCGTTCACAAAATCTACGTTCCTCATTTCAGCGGTATTCCCGCCAGCATCTGTTATGGTGGCCACTGTAATTTCAGTCGGCAAGACGACGCTTTCACCATGGGAAGCAGGAATTGCGATCATGATTGGCGCATGGTGCGGGACAATCGTTAATTACCATCTTGGTATAATGGCGGGACATCTACCTTGGCTTGCACGCATAACGTCGCGTCATGTCGATACAATAGTACGGGTTCGCCGTCAGTTGCAAAATAGTTCTGTGTCGATACTTTTCACTTCACGCTTTATTGCCGTGCTACGTTATATTGTGCCCATGTTGGCTGGAATGTTGCGGCTTCATCCAGCGAAAGTGTATGCAGTCAGTTTGATCTCCGCGGCGAGTTGGTCAGCCCTTTATGTTGGAGGTTTTAGTCTCGTATTGCCTCTTTTAAGCTAAACCGATCATACATACCTTTCTGTCGCTGTAGTTCTTTCATCTCGTTATAGATGCAATGCGCGTTACTTAGGTTCTCTACGTTCAAGACCTGACTCCTTCAAGCAGTTAGCCTGTACTGATTTGTTGTGCGCCAGAATGTCCCGCTTCGTCTGCTTATCCAGCACGGCAATATCGTGCTCAGTGAGGTAGATGATGCTTACCCAGTCACAGGCCGTGTCCGTTACTTCAGGTTTTGCGGGTAAATCTTTCGCGCAACTCGCGGTCAACATCGTCATCAGGAAGATGATTAACAGTCTGCTGTACATCCCTGGCTCCTTTTGTTGTTTCTACCCGGCGTTCGGCTACCGCTTCAGTAGCTGCTGCACGTTCTTCAGTGCGCTGCTGGTCCGCTTTTGTTTCGGCGATACTTGTACCGCGTGATTTACCCAGACCAAAAGCACCTGCTATTGCAGCCAGCACAGCAACGGCCAGGCCGATAATCATTTCAAGTCCCATAGTGACCTCATACCAGTGCGGCTTTTGCTTTGGAGTAACGTTCACGGCGGTCGTTAATGCCGTTCTGCCCGCCGTTAATAATCTGCGTTACACGTTCCACATCACCCGAATACATCAGGCAACCGCGTAACGTGAAGTACCACGCCGCCGAACGAGCTGCATGTCGCTCTTGCGTTAGCAGTTCCGGCGTACTGACAAGATCAAGCTTCAGTGCTGCACCGCATTTGGTGTAGTTCTCACGACCAGTGATTTGAAGCAGTCCACGACCGCGATATTTCCAGCCGTCACCCTGGCTGTTATTCCCCATGCGGTCACCGTAAACCAGATTGGCTATTTGCGGCTGGTGAGCGACCTGCTTACCATCGACACGCCCCAGCATTTCGCACTGATACGGCGTCAGACGCTTACCAAAGGTTTTCTTCAGCCCCTCAACCGAGTAGTTGAAGCTTTCTACCAGCGAGGTAAAGCCATTGGATTCGTGCCCGACTTGTGCAATGAACATGGCTTGATCATTAACCGCTGTAATTCCAAACTCTTTCATTGCCGCATCAATATGCGGAAACCAGCGTGCAGCCCCCCCGGCGCTGATACCAGCCGCCTGCTGAAATTGTGATTTGTTCATATGTGTACCGGATTAAACCACTATTAATGGTAGGGATTAGAATTCACCTAAGATGATGAAATTCAATTTAATTTAAGTCACAATGAGACTTAAGATAAATCCTAATGGTTTCATCTTCTTTGCGGGTTGTGGCGATGTCGTTGCGACTCGCTTTTTTATTTGTGAACAGCATCAATGAGTCGCGCTACGTTACCTCTGACGGCGGCCAGCACAGACAGGAAAATAATGTTGGCCCCAATAGTGGCCCACGATGAGTAAGGGTAGATACCGCACAGATACGCCAGCGGTACGGCACTATAAATGACCGTAAGCAGCCAGGCTAAGCGAGATATCCAAGGTCGATGCCGGGAATCACCGCGACGGTAAAACATCAGGGTCAACACTACCCCAGCGCAAAGCAGCGCATTGATTGTTGCCGATGGGTCATTTAGTACCACCTGAACCTCCCCGGCGCGTTATCAGCGCCACCAGCGAGCCGACATCCTGATTATTCAGGAACGTCAGGATTTTGACGGCTAAAGCAGAAACGATTACGGCGCCAATGGCATCCAGTGGTTTATCACTGTATCCGGTCGCCTGAGCCAGCTTTGAACCCACCAGCCCGGAACAAAGGATCCCTGCGATATACGACACCAGAAAATACGCCAGCCGACGTGTTGCGCTCAGGTCAGCAGCCGTTGCAATGTAAAATACCGCTCCGGCAAATGCGCCAAACACCACGCCGTAATCGGTTCCGGACAGGAATCCATAGACACTGGCACCCGTCAGGACACCACCAGCCAGCCCAGTACCGGAAATCGGATCGGACATTTAGCCCCCTCTTAATTGCTGTGAGTCCTCTCAGGAATGAGGGGAAATAGGTTCAGGCTTCACGGGCTAGATTTATCAACAAAGCACGTAGCGGATGATTCCCGTGAGCCTGAAATGAAAAAGGCCGCCATGCGGCAGCCTCGAAGTAAGTACGGTTGTTTACATTGGTGGAGTGATTGGGCCTTGTAGCACTTCAGCTTCACCGTTATGGCAAATGTCATCGCCTCTGGTTAGATGCCAGACTCCGGTCACCGTCCTGCCGGTTTCAATGTCTTCAAATTCTTCAGGAGTGAAGTACGCCACCTGTACAACACCGACATACTGAATCCAGTAATAACCTTCTTGCATATACGCACCCATCCCATCCTAGTTACTGAGCAGTATATGCATTGGACAATGCCGCTGGCGTTAGAAATTCTACATGTTGAATTAAGCAGCAAACTCGTAGCGTCAGCCTTTAAGCGCAGTACGCTCAATTCTGCGTGCTCACCTTATTGCTGTGAGTCCTCTCAGAACGAGGGGAATAAAAAAGGCCGCCCTAAGGCAGCCTATAAAATTTTTGTTTGAATTCACCACAATGACGGATTGCGTTTATTGTGATGAGGTTCTATGTAGACAACGTACTCATGAGAGGAATCAGCGGCCCGAGTAACTGGAATCTGACACCCGGTGCTCATATTGATGAACTCAGTTCCCTCAGGAACCATCACCGAACCTACATTTGCATTTTTGTAGAATGCAGTAAGTTTGATAGACCTAGTTTTCTGGTTTTGCATATTACAGCTCCTTGTAAGGCGGCATCACTTCTTGTGACAAAGATCACATTATCAAGGGTACGTTTTTTAATCAATAAAAACCCGCTCAGTGCCGGATTCTTATGTTTTAAGTCCGTGTCTAAGTGACCACTCTTAGCAGGTTACGATACTTTTTGCGTACGCGGTAACGTTTTTGTAAGATTGACAATATTGTGAGCTAATTCGTTGAGGGAACATATGTTTGGCCGAATTTCTTTGACTACAAAATCCTTGTCTTCTTTGCAGCTTGACACCAGCAACCCAAGACTTCTTGGTTATAAAAAACAAGGAAAGTTACAAACTGAAAAAGAAATAATTACATTAATGATGACACGTTACGGTATACGTGAATTAGTAAATTCCATTCTATCTAACGGGTTTTATCCAGATGAGGTTCTGTATGCAATACCGAATAAAGAACACCCTAGCAAAAGAATCATTGTCGAAGGAAACAGAAGGTTAACTGCCTGTAAAGTAATACAAAAACCAAGTTTACTTAAAGATACTCCTTTTTCATATCTCATCACAAAAATTGAACGCCACCCTAATTATAACCTCGCAGTAGAGACAATAAAAAAATTACATCTTATTGAACTGGGTAGCCGTTCTGAGGCCAGAACATATATCGCATCTAAACACACTAAAGAGTCTATTAAGAAGTGGAGTGTTTACACCCAAGGTGCATACTATATTGACTTGCTATTAGAATTTCAGGACATTAATGCATTAAGAGCATCAATTAATAATAGCGTTGCCGCAACCAGGATTAAAGGTGTTATCTTATTCACACGATTAACAGATCAAATTCTAACACTACCTACCTTATCAACGGAAGAAAAAGAAAATCTACTTAATGATATTGATAACATTAAGACAGAAGCAGTCTTTCGATTGATTCAAAGAAAAGATTTTAGGCGCAACATCGCAAAAATCAACCTTAGTTCAGAAGGCGACATCATTGTAAAAAACATTAGCAACACTGCTTACAATCATGTTCTCGCAAGATTAGCTAGAGATGCTAATTTCACAAAGAAATTATCTACACGTCAAGAAAATGACAAAGACATTTCCGCTTATTTAGAAGAATTAAGGGAAATCAAATATCAATTTACCTCACCGGAAGATGTTTACTTAACGGATGACAATGAAAACGATGAGGCGACATTTGATATTTCAAATGAGGATGAGAATGATGAAACAGACTCAAATGAACAGGAACCCCAAAATGATGATACTATACCTTTACCCCTACCACCAACAATAAAAATAGTTAAGAAAAAACAATCGGTTTCACCATTAAAAAAAACAACACCTTTGACTAACATTCATAATAAAATCGATGATTTAATATCAGAAGCACGAACACTGAATTGTTTTAAATACAAACACAGCGCAATATTATTAAGTAGAACATTATTACAAGTTACCATGTCACATATTATAAAATCATCTGATTTGCATGGCCATTATATGGCTGAGGCAAATCGTAAACATGCCTACCTCGAACTGGATAATTTACTTGGCTATTTTTCTAACAATTTGAAAGGTATCTTTCCGAATGAAAGTGATGAAAGTATGTACAAGCTCATTCGTTCTGAGCTGAATAGTTACAAAGACACTGGAAAGACGATAGCTAACCTCGTCACGCACAATGACATACATCCGCTTACTTTACAGGAAGTTACGCACGCGCAAGTTAAATTACAATCTCTGATGGATTATTTTTTAGGCAATATTATCAGTGGCCATCGAGCCGCTTAGTATGTATAATCAGTAATATTAAAATGTTTGAGGTTTTTAGTATGCTCACTTATGACTCTAGCCAATTGAATTTATTAAAGAAAAGAACTTTTAGTTCACAATTGGGCATACCTCATATTTCTCAAGATGTTTCTCCGCTCAGATATCCAGGCGGCAAGGCAAAGCTATCAAGATTCATAGCTTTATTTATCGTATCTAACAAACTTAACGGCTGTACATTAGTCGAACCTTTTTGTGGAGGAGCGGGCGGCACCTTACCACTTTTGCTATCGGGGTTAATAGATAAACTAATCTTAAATGATTTGAACCCTTGTGTCGCATCATTTTGGCGCTGTTTAGTTAATAACCCAAGTTCATTAATAAACTTAGTCGAATCAGAGAAAGTAGACATTGAAGCGTGGCATCACTGGAGAAATATTTATTTTAATCCAGAAAGTCACACAGATATTGAGAAAGGGTTTGCAGCATTTTTCCTTAACCGGACTAATCGTTCAGGAATGCTGCATGCGGGGCCAATTGGAGGGCGTGAACAATCACATGAAAAATACACCATTGATTGTAGATTCAATAGACCAGCATTAATAAAACGTATTGAAATAATCTCTCAATATTCAAAAAAAATAAAAGTTACGGAGCAGGATGCCTGTGATTCACTAAACAGAAAAACAGTAGATGATTTAATTTATGCTGATCCTCCATATGTACAAGAGGGGAAAAATATATACAATAAATTCTGTTTTACAGATGATGATCATACTCGCTTTGCGAAAAAAATAAAAAGAAGCAAAGCACATTGGCTCTTATCGTATGATGATCATCCGTTAATACATAGACTTTATTCATCAACTGGGATAAACATTGTGGAATTATCCTATGCGATAAATAAAGCTAGAATCGGTAGAGAACTTCTGATTGCATCTGCAAATTCCCGGCAACCTGTTTTAAGGGTACATGAAGATACAGATGCGCAGATTTATGGTCATTCTGTGGTATAAGAACTATTGCTCTTATACCGTTTTCAATATCATACAGTGTACCCCATTGATAAACCCCAATGCTGTTTGCATATCTTTTCTTACCGTCCCATCTGAACATTTTCTTTTTTTTGCAATCACCCTTAACGAAATACCCACAACAAAGTGGGCAATGACCAACTCATATTCATCTGGCTTGTACTTGCGTAATCTAGATACACAGCCATCAATTAAAATACCTTCATCATCGTTACATTGAAGTCGTGACTTTTTGCCATGTGGAAGTAATCCTTTAAATCCTGCAGCAATTGGTTGCCAGTCCACACCGCTACTGTCAGCTGCAGCCCATGCTCCCCAACGATCCATCACTTCATACATATCACGCATCAAACATCTCCTTACGCCAGAACACCAAGCCCATAAGCTCGGTCCAGCACTTTCATTATCATTACCGGCTGAGGAACATATTTTTGCTCAAACTTCACCGGGTCGTTATGTAGTTGCGTATGGCACTGACGGCACAAAGGGATCGCAAAAATATCATGCGCCTTCGTTGCCATCCCTCCATGCCCCCAGCCGATTAAATGGTGTGGGTCATCTGATGGTTTGCCGCAGCATTCGCAGGGCTGTGTTTTAACCCATTCCAGATATCGGGGGGCCGTCCAGCGGATCCGCTTTGGGCGTTTCATATAGGTTTGCGGGGACTCAAGATCGACCAGAACACCAACTACAGGTTTGAGCGCAGGCACCTGCGCTGATGGCATGTTTACGGTAAACGTGCTGGCTTTGGCTGTAATGATGCTGGTGGCGGTTACACCCGTTTCGATATCGCATTCACGCATGACTGACTGATGTTCCTCCGAAGGAATACGAAGCGCCCGACCGGCTACTGATTCGGGAATTGCGTCGGTAACCCCCATACGTACCGCCCACCAGCAAAGTTCCGCCAGCGACAGTTCTCTGGACGGATCCTGATTCAGCGCCACCATGATGCTGTTGATAATCCAGTTAATAACATTACGTCTCGCCAGCTCTGCAAGTTGCTCGCTGTAGTGGTCACGCAGATGGCTATCACAATGCCCACACAGAAGAACCGATCCGGGTTCATGATGTAGGATGGTTAACTCATGATAATGGTAATCACTGTGTGGCCACTGGCAGCAGTTACCGCCATAACGCATAAGCCAGTAATCAAGACCACCTAACCCACCAGCAGCCTTTGTAACCTTTTCGTCCAGGAAGAACGGTCGCAGGGACTCGTCACACGCAAGCGGCTGGCGAACGTCAGGAACGCGGTCTGCAGGCAAACGCTCCATACCTGCTGGCTGGCTTTCCACCAGCACGCGTTCACAACTGAATAATGACATCAGCTCACTGCCCGGCTTGAGCAGCACAATTCCAAGCTCACGTGCAACCACGGGTTTTAGCAGCGCCCTCATTCTGCTATCTCCCCGATAATTATTTGTCCCTTCTCTCCCCATAATTTAGTGACACGTGAATCCCAGATGTGAGCGTCATCTTCGTAGATGGCATCCATCAGGGCTTTCATCATGTTGTCGAAATCAGGTTTAGCCTGGTGTGGTTTACCGTTTAACTCAGCCCGTTTCTTTTTGCTCCAACTCGCCGGCATCGGAAGAATAAAGGTGACATGCGAACCGCTTTCCGGCAGATCAACACTCTGCAGACGTACTTCATCACAGAAAGCCCGGTAACGCAGAACCTCAGGGCGATTTTTCCATTTGTCAGCGCGCGTCATTCTGGGCTTACCCATTGGGGTGATATCGTAGACTTTCACATTCACCTCCATGTCCGTTGTTGCCAGGTTCTGTCCTGACACGGAGGCTTAGATACCTCTGGCAAGAACGCGCTGATCGTCCAATGAACGAAGTCATTATCCAGACTACGCACGGTCTTAATCTGCTTTGCGTGATAGCGGGCTTCCAGTTCGTCAGCCTGCTCAGTGGTGAGTTGGGTATGTTGAAACCAGCTTTTCTTCATAACGCACCTCTGGATGCGGCAAAAAGAAAATCGCTGGCGTTGGTTAACGTCAGTACGTGGGATTTCTTGAATTGATCTTGCGCCATGGGGCTTTCTCCTGTGGCGCAGCAGGTATAGGTTGTTCAGGCCTATGACGGGAGTGTAACAGAATTCTGGGTAACGCGATAACCAGCCCTTTCCAGCATCTGAGTAAACAACGTCGGTGTACCAATAATTTCATTATCCTGAAGAGGCATGAAAGACACCATGCTACCGCGACGGTACATCAGGGCGCGCTCACACTCAGGAAATGATTGCAGCCTGGCAACGATGACTCCATCGTGACATCTGATGACTGCGTAGCCTTTTTTGGGCAATTCTAATTTTTCTTTCACTTAAACTCCCCCATGCAAACGGGATCAAAGTAACACCCAAAATAATTTTTAAAACCAGTCGTCAGCACTTTCCCAAGTTTTCTGGAGGATTGATTCAATTTTCTTTTTGTCGTCCTGGTCACCGCCAAAAATACTTAACCCATCGGCACCTGCACTGCGTATGCTCAGGCTGCAGTTCTCATACTGGTTTCCCAACCTCATAAGCAACTTTTTCTCCAGCGCAGGTACCGCACCCTTAGGAAGTTCTTTAGTGCGATCAATGGTTAATTCAACTTTCATAATGGCCCCCATTGCACATACTGTATTTTTATACAGTATACCTATAAGCCCAAATGATCAACGATTTAAGAGCACAAATTGTTAATTTATTGTCAGGAGCTAAAGATAGAAACCTCCCATATCGAATTGATATTAGCGATGTTTTATTAAGCATCTAACAAGTTCTACTGAGAACGCTCCGACAGTTAAGCTCCTACAAAACCTCCGTGGCTGATGGGAGTTCAGTGCACAACCACCGTATAGGCTAAGTGATAGTGATAGTGATACACGCATTCTGACTAATCTCTAGAGAGGCTTAATCAGTTTTCCAGAGATCTTTTTAACAACACCATCAAAGTTCGATTAAAATTAATCAAACCACGATCCATCGACTACTTCATTACACATTTGTTAGCGATTTAATGATTGCAACAGTCAATTATTTTTTATCATTTCATGCTGAACTAGCTGCAATTATCTGAATCATGATATTTACTTGCATAAATTAATGCATTACTATAGAGACAAAATTTTAATAAGTGAAATTTTTTATTATTTTCTTTCGCTAGAAGTATTTTTTATATCACAAATCATTCAATCGGAATAATCATGGAAAATTATCTAAGAAGGGTTTCAATCACAAGTCTATTTGAAAGAAACAATAATTACTCAATTGACTTTATTGAAGGTGCAAACTGTTTATATGGCGATAATGGAACAGGAAAAACCTCCATTATAAATCTAATAGTCAGCAGTTTAAACTGTGATCTAGGAAAACTTAAAACATTACCTTTTGAGTCGGTTACATTGTATACCGCAAAGACAGGTCAAGTAAGACCCAAAAAGTTCATGCGAGTTGAAAAAAACGCTCCATTTTTCGAAGGACACAAATTCCAGCCCGGTATAATAAAAATAGAAATAATTTCTGATATGGATTCTGTTGAAATACCTTTCTTTGGAAATGGGAGTTTACCTACTCCTTGGGATGAAACTGAAAGTTCCATTTTAGCAAAAATAGAGATTTTAAAAGATAAAATAAAAACAGAATTAACATTAACGCACGTTCCATTGTTGAGGGTACATGATAGCGAAATATTTAGTGAAAATGGACATGATGAATATTTGCAAATGGCTCTTCGTAAAAAAAGAGTCAACCCTAAACAAATTTCTGAAATAATGGATCCAAGCTATAGAGTTATATCATCGATACAATCACAATTTACTGAAGAAGCTAATTTACGTCGAAAGGAGATAACTTCATACCTCGAAAATCTTAAATCCAGAATAATTGAAAAGGTCATGATTGATCAAAAATTAATTACGCAATCCAAAAAAGCATTAAATTCTATATCTAAAGTAATGAATAGCCCTGACAACAACATTGATGGAGAGAGCTATTTTCATAAACTAAAAGACGCTAACATCGACGTTCCTGAAGAAAAAGTAAAGGAACATTTCCAATTGTGGTCTGATCTTGGTGCAAAATGTCGTGCAGATTATAATGAGCTTAAAAAGTATAGCGTATCTAATAACGATAAAGATATAGAAGCACAACGTAAGGCGCATGATAAATTCAATAATACATATATGACACTATTCTCTATAACTAATATATATGATCGTTTTCTGTCTATTGTTGAAGATGTTGAAATCATGCAGAATCAAAAGGATCGAATTTGGAAAATATTCACAGATTATGAGAATGAAGTTAATTCATACTTTAATAATTCCAAGTCTTTTAATTTAACTGAAGATGGTGAATTCAAAATATACTCTAACAAAAGAAGAATAAAATTACCCGACCTTTCCTCTGGGGAGAAGCACATCATTACTATTCTTGGCAGAGCCACTTTATCAAATAAAGATGGGGCTGTTTTTGTTGCTGATGAGCCAGAGTTATCTCTGCATTTAGATTGGCAAAGAAAGATTTTAACATCCATAAAGAAATTATCACCGTTATCCCAAATAATAGTTGCCACTCACTCTCCTGCTATTTTTACAAAAGGAACTAACCAAATCAATTTAGAGGATTGCAAGTGATGGCTGGAATTCCTACTTATGATATAGAAGAAAATTTAAGAAGGATAGACATGCAACGCTCCTTGAAATTTGTTGTAGTTGAAGGAAGCGATGATGTTCCGATTTATGAAAACATTGTATCTTCCGTCACTGCGAACGGTGTCGATTTTGAAGTTATTCATTCAGGTGGGAAACCGCGAATTAAGACGTTTCTATCTGAAAACCCTAAAGCAAGAAATTGTATATTTATCATAGATCGCGACTTTGATATTTTTGATGACGAGTTTGAGAACTTGGTATATCTTGAGCGATATTCAATAGAAAACTTTTACTTTTGCGAAGATGTTTTAAAAGCTGTAGTGGCAATGTCTGTAAAAGTAAAACTTAATGTCGCTCATGAAATATTAGATTTGCAAAGTTTTATTGATTACAGTACTCCTATATTGCTAAGGCTATTCTTTGCAATATATTACTATCAGCAGGTAGAAGCAAAACGATTGTTTGAAAATAATCTTCCCGTTGAAAGTTGGAGCGAAGCCTTTATATGCCAAGATGACAATTGGAGAATATGCCCAAATAAGATTCAGACACTTATCTCTCGACTATATCCAAATGGATATGACGAAACCGTGGCTGAAAATTATTATAATGAACAATATACCTCTTCCGGGAAGGTTATAGAAGACTTTCCCGGAAAAATGCTCAAGGTAGCACTTCAGCGATACCTAAAGGATACAGTTATAAAACTAAACCCCAAATTTGGAAGTAAATTTAGCAACACTGATGTTACTTGTACATTACTGATGTCTAATTTACATCGTTCCCGAGATCTAAACAAAAATTTGGAACCAGTTTATAATTTCCTTTTAGGATAAATGCTCCCCCTCAACAACATAAAATGTTATTGAGGGGGAATTTCACTTATTTCCATTATTAACAGATCGTTTATGGTAAATATGTTAACTAAATTCAGATAATTGATTTAATGACATCGCAATAGAAAAATTTACCTTTCAAGAATAACAATCATCAATAAGCAAGTAAAAGGAATAACAAATCAAAATATAAATAAAAGACTAATATCATTACGGCATGATTTCAATTAACAATTCAGTCATTGATAGAGCTTGATTATAAAAATCAACAGTATATTATATAAAATAATATTTATTTAACCTAATTTAAGAAATCAAACACTGTAACAGATTTTAATGCTGGCATCCTCCCCACGATTTCAATAACCCGGCGCATAACTGCACTTCCCCGAAAATCTGCTGGTAACTCAATCAGAGGTTTACTCGAGCCGTAAGAAAAACGCTGGAGATCGAAATCAATCACAGCCTTTTGGTCCCTGAACAAACCAAGACGACCGTAACGAATGAGTTCGCCGCGTTCGGCTGCTACGCGGAAATACTTCTCAGCAGTCTGACGATGCAGCGACAACATCTGCGATGCCTCGCTAACGGTTAAGCGTCCACGGATTTTCACCTCTTCGATGATCACCCGGATAAGTGCCGCCTGCTCTTCTGGTGTGTTTGGCCTTGGCATGCTGATCACCTCCGGGCCATACGCAGGCATTCATTTCGTTGCTGCGCTATACGTGAAACTTCAGCTGAACTACGGGCAATGTCTAACATGTCGGTATATACCTTTGCCGCGCGCCGCCAGAGTCCTCGGGACTGCAGGTCTTTCGCCATTTTCTCCGCTAATTGCGTTTCAACCGGATCGCTTTTCTCTTCCATGAAGGGCAGTTTTACGTCAGGTAATTCTGCATCCGGAGCGATGTTATAAACATACTGAGTTCCGTTGTGAGTTCGCAGAACTGTGCCGCTAATAGTCAACGCGCGCAGAAACTTACCTGCGGTACCGGATGGAATATCCAGTGCTTCACATACGTCACGTAATATGCAGTTCGGGGTATGGCGCACCACTATCGCTACCCGGTCTTTCTGAGAGATTTCTATGGTCATTGGTCAATACTCGTTTTAGTTAATTAAACCTGCCGCTTTGCGGCGTTTGTATTCTTCCATCAGTATTTGCGCTGGCGTTGGTCCCGCCGGATGGTGCGGCGCCGCCAGTTGACGTCGAATTGGTGGCACACTTAGTCCATTACCAACATGCTTCGACCACTTCGTAAGTAACTTTTCCGCCAGTCGTTTCAGCTCCCCCTCTGTCATTTGTCGTTCTACACCGGTTCTGCGCATTTCGATGCAGATGTGATACAGCACTGGCTGAGGCCATGGATATTTATCGCTACCTGAATACCGATATGACTCATTGCGCCAGCGCCGGTATTCCGTCATAACCTGTTCCGACGTCAGTCCGAATGGATTAGCTCCACTCTCCGAAACCAGAGAAACAAACTCAGCAAGGTCAGGCGGCCATGTATTTCCCATTGCGCAGCGCTCCATGCACTGCTGACAGACCAGCCGAATTTGCTGTTCAGTCATCGAACCTATCTGGGCTATCCAGATAGGCGAAGGCTCCGCCCCGTTCTTCTGGGTCCATCGATTCGAATACACCTCCCCCATGACCTGCCACAGACGCCAGGCTGTTTCCGTCGCCATCAAGTCCATTCCTGCGGCGCCACTCTGCGTGGGCTGACTGAATTTGCTGAACTGCCCGGGATGCTGTTGGTTCTGATCCTGTTCCCACATGACTGTTACCTCCGGTTTCTGGTTTTACCTGCGTTCTCACCCGGGCTACATGTCGGGCAAATTTTTGTTCCCACTGGATTTGCGTAAAAACTTTCCCTTCCGACTCCCAGTACGCGGTGAATTCTGCGAGTTCAGTCAGAAGGTAATCTGGTTCAGGCAGGGAGATACCCCACGATGCGGCACGCTGTCGGAAGTCTCTGGAGGGAAGCCAGCTATCTGTCATGCTGAATTTCCCGATCGGTTCATCAACACCGTCCAGATATCGGGGCATGGCCGGGGATGGTAGTTCCTCCCCATTCGAATTTTTCATCGCGCCCGCGTTAAGAGAGGGGTTTAAGATCTGTTTACTGCTAACTGCTTTCTGGATACCTGATGGCAAAGGTTTAGCCAAAGACTTAGCCTTATCCTTAGGCAAGGCGAAAGCCTTATCAAAAGCCATCCCCATAGCGTCAGAAACCCCGTAGCAGGCGGCTTTGAGAGCTTCATATGCTTTATCTTTCAGTGAACATTCAGGCAGTAATTCAAACGATCTCGCCCATGATTTGATCACGTTCACTGATGCTGGCGGGTTATGTTTGACCGCATTAGGCAACCAAAAAACTCTGGCTTTAAGGTCGGCTTCCACCATACCTAACGCTATGGCTTCGCCTAAGGCTAAGTCGAAGGCTTCAACATCCCAGTTTAATTCTTCAGCCATAGCAGCCCTCCCCGCCTTATACAGGCCGGGGATGATCCCCGTGAATGGACCAGTTAGCAGGTAAATAAACAGACTCTGCCCACTTGGCGGGAGTGGTGATAAGGCTCGAAATTTCGGATCATCCCACATGGTGATCTTCACCTTCCGGTAAGGCTCGTTGCTAGCCTTACTCTTAGGCATGGCCTTAGCCAAAGGATTAGGCATACTTCACCCCGCGAGTTGCAGTAATAATGGTCATTGGTCAAAACTCGATTAAAACAATTGCGGCGCTACGGCGCTTAAACTCGCCAGTAGTGGTCCCGCCGCGTCAGCAGGTAGCATGTTGAACAATGCGATTGCCGCTTCACGAATTTCCTTCTCGAGCTTCTGTAACGGAGCGCCGATTAATTTGGCCTGGTGTGCCTCGCTGCATTCTTTGATAGCGCTGGCCACCAGCTCCGCTTCTGTGCTCGCATTACTTAACCCGTGCTTTCTGGCAATCTGAACTGGCATAGCAGCAATGATTGAACCTGACAGCTGCATAACGTAAGCCGTGTATTTTTCTGATCCCCCTTCGTTTTTCAGATACCGGAATAAATTCTGTTTATTAACAGTAATTTCGCGGCCATCTGCTTTAGCCCACTCTTCAGCCACCAGCTGAGCGATCCGTTCCTGTGCCTGTCCTGGTAATGTCGATTCCCATTCACGAACGGCGGCCAATATGGCACGGTGCTGAATGCCGTTACGGCGCAGGGGTTTAGATTGATTTTGCGATTTCACCGGAGCGGTTACTCGTGGTTTATTATGGGTATAAGCTACTGATTGCATCATTCAGACCTCGCTTTGTGGCGGAAATACACTATCAAGAGAGCAGGTGCGCCCTAACTCGTTAAGCTTCTCCACAATCAATCTGCATTCCGGTAGGCCTGGTTGGCGTGTTCCGTTCTCATAATTTGAGAGCCTTGACTGACGCCACCCGAATAATTTGGCTAATTGCTCTTGGGTTAAACCGAGCGCTTGCCGTTCTTTGGCGATGTTGTTCATCTTGTCCTCACATATAGTGTTTAGCTGAATTAAACACACAATGTGTTAGATAGTCAAGACGAAACGTTCTTTGAGCGTTAACACGTAACGTGGTAAAAATCAGGAATGAATATAAACACTGCAATTGCCGCCAGACTGAAGCAGCTACGCGAACAGAAAAATATGTCGCAATCTAAACTCGCAGAGTTATGTGGGTGGGCTCAGTCACGCATCGGGAACTATGAAGCAGGTCGCCGCAATGTTGGCGTTGACGACGCTATAACGATATCTAAAGCTCTCGGCATTAGCCCGGCTGAGCTAATGTTTGGTGATGATCACGCCGAATCATGGTTAACGCCAAGACATCGTAAGTTGATAACTCTTTTTGACCAGTTGCCGGAGTCTGAACAAGACAGAATGATCGATACCTTTCAATTACGGCTGAAAGAAATTGATGAGTATGTTGAGAAATACCTTCGGGGACGATTAAAGCCAACTGACGACTAAGCTACAATTTTAAGCGCTCTAACCAGCCTCCTTGGCTGGTTTTTTATGCCTTGCCCACTCCCTTTTCCCATATCGTTATCATCCTCACCACCTTAAACACATGCTGTGTTGACTTTTAAACACATTTAGAGTTTAAATATAAACACATTTTGAAAAACGTCATCGAGGCAGGACGCCCACGAAGTAGCTGCCGGCGGCATACGAATCACCGGATGAGATGACAAGTATTAACACGCAGCAGGTTCAACGTTCCGCCAGCCTGGCGACAAGGGCAACGCAAGAGGATAAATCCATGATCGATTTCGCACGTAAACCAGTGCGGTGTCAGGCCGTACATCTAAATCGCATTGAAGTAATCATTCGACTGATTTGCTACATGCTTGCCCAGAAGGGCGCCCCGTCTGCCGACCAACAGACTGCAGTTCGTTAATAACGAGTTTGACCAATGGCTGTTGCCAGTATCAGTAAGGAAGTGACTATGGAGTTTGGAATGAAACGCGTGGTGGCATCTGTTCAGGTCGTTGCCATCCTCAACAGGATTTACAACGGCAGCCCTGTTTCCATCGCATCTATCAGTAAGGAATCAAAGCTGTCTGTGTCTTACCTCGAGCAGATTTTCTCGAAACTGCGCACCAGTGAAATCGTCACCAGCCAGCGTGGCGCTGGTGGCGGGTACCACCTTAGCAAAGCAAACCCCAGCGTGGCTGACGTCGTTCGCGCCGTAACAAACACGCCTGATTCATTTGAACCCGTGCTGAATGCTCTGGAGTGGGTCCCCGTCGCGCATCTGGCGCAGGGAAAATCACCTACCCCATAAAGCACAAAACCCGCGCAAGGCGGGTTAAGTACCCGGTCAGCCGACCAAAGCTTTCCGGAACGAGTTTTGACCAATAACCACTACCTTAGGCGGCGATCATCAGCTGCCGGGTATCTTACAATCCAATGGAGCCCGAACGCAATGTTAACGTATGCGTATCTTATTAAAGCCAAAGCGAAAGCAACTGAGGCAAAAAACCTGTTTTGCTGGTTCTCTGCGAAATCAGATTCCCGTGCAGAGCGCGAAATCCTCAATATTCTCGAAGACAACGGTATTGCCGTCGGACGTGGCGCTGACTATCAATTACCTGTCCGCACCAACTGGTTTGTTGTTGACGATCTCCCAGAGGAAAACGCACTCGATGACACATGGTGCGATCGTTACGAACTGGCAGAAGACCAGCAAACATGGCAACCGAAACAGAAGCCTGATAATGAAAATCAGGGGGCTACCGGCCAGCAAAAACCTGAAACCGCCAGTACTAATGTACCCACCAGCGATGCACCAGCATTGCTCCGCCCCATATCTCGCCTGCGCCTGTCTCAGCGACTGATTGCGCACCTGGTCAATGACACTGAAGAGAAGGAAATCAGTGAAGCGCAGCACATCCAGATCGGACAAATGGAACTGGACGAAAATAATCTCTATGTACAAAACCTGTTACTGGCCGTTGCGAATGTGCCGGCTGTGAAAGAGCTTTCTGCTCATGTCGAGTGGAACCTGGCAAACGCAATAAAAGAAGTCTTCGATCGTGAGCTGGTCTATACCGTCTCTTCATTCGAGGAATTTATTACCGAATGGATTGCGGAACCGAAAGCGCGGACTCATACCGTGCAGGAGTGGGTTAACGATAAGAAAGCACGAATTGTGGGTGATGAACCCACCGTTCCACCTGTAACGCCAGAACTCATTACCGTTGCGACTCTCCCGCTACGCCAGCGCCTTTTAGCTCAGTTTATTTCTGATGAATATGCTTACCATATTGATACTGAGCAGAAGAAAACCATTCAGGAACTTGAGCTGGATGTGGATAACAGCTACGTGCAAAACCTGCTACTTGCCGCCGAGAATGTAGAACCATTCAAAAAAGCGCCAGAGATCGATATCTGGAAAATTGTCAGCGCGCTGAAAACTATTTTCCCTGTTGATGGCAAACGAGTGGATCTCTCTACCGTCATTCATTTCTTTAAAACTTGGTTCAATACTGAACACATTGACCGTGGGTTGCTGGTTAAAGAGTGGTGTAAGGGCAATCGTGTGTCACAGATTCAGCGCACTGACACTGGAACGAACGCTGGTGGTGGCAATAAGACCGATCGCAATACCGATTATGCTCATACACTGGATACGCTCGACGTTGAGATTGCGCTGGCCACGCTTACAATGGATTTCGATATCTACAATATTCCGGGATCTATTCTCCGCCAGGCTAAAGAGATCATCGCAGCCAAAGACAGTCCATTCAAAGAATGGTCCGCAGCACTGCGAAAATGTTCTGGCATCCTCGATTACTCGCGCGCAGCTATTTTTGCATTAATACGAGGCGCTCATCCCTCTTATTACCTTTCTCCCGGGCGCTTATCCGGCTACATCAATGCAAATCTGGTCGAAAGCGATCATCAAAATCCCACCGATGAAACACTTGCTGCTGCGCGCCAGGTGAATAGCGCTGCTGTTGTCGCTGCTGTAGTTCAGGGGAAAGAGCCGCTAGAGAATCTGGAGAAACTGTCCACTGACTTTGCGACAGTGGGGGCATTGGCAGCAAAAGCCGCAAAACAGGAAACTTCAGAATTAATCAAACAACCTGAAGTAGCCAATCTCGGTAACGGCATATTTTCTGTCGATGGCCTGATGAATCCCCCTGCCAAATTAAACGAGGAAGCCACCAGCGATGTGCAGATGGAAGAAACTGACAACAACGAAATCAAAGCTAATCCTGAAGTGTCTCAGAGCGAAACAGCAGTTTTGCCAGTTAAAAGCGCTGATGCAACTGGTGACGCGTCAGCTTCCCTGAATAATGAACCCGTTCACCATATTAATACGGATCCCCTGAACGCTTTTTATACTCACCTGATGGTTGGTATGGAAACTATGGGCAACAGTCCTGATGCCCCAATAGTCTCTATCGGCGCTGTATTTTTTGATCCTTCAACTGGTAACACTGGAGCCGAGTTTTACCAGGTTGTCAGTCTAGAGTCATCGATGTCGTTTGGCATGAAACCGGATGCCTCGACAATTCAGTGGTGGTTAAAACAATCTCCGGAAGCCCGTTCTGCGATTCTTGTTGATGGAGCCATGGGGTTGCGCGAAGTCCTTGAGCTTCTGTCCGACTTTATTGCTGAAAATGCTGCTAACGGTAGTCACTCCGTTCAGGTATGGGGTAATGGCTGTTCGTTTGATAACGTCATTCTCCGCCGCGCGTATGTGTTAACAGAAACGCCCTTCGCTGTTCCGTTCTGGAATGACAGGGACGTAAGGACCATGGTTGAACTGGGTAAATCTGTCGGTATCAATCCGCGCTTCGACATCCCGTTTGAAGGTGATTTGCACAATGCACTTTCTGACGCCCGGCATCAGGTCAAATACGTCTCTGCAATCTGGAAACGTCTGACCGCAAACTGATTTTCTAATTTCACAATTTATGGTTCCTGCCTGGTATGTTTTTACAGGCAGGCCATCAGAGAGATGAGCTATGCACGAACTTACACTGTCTCCTCAGGAAATTGCAGAAATTACTGGCTATCAGCGCTACACCCACCAGCAGCGACAGCTGCGGTGTCACGGCATACCGTTCACCACTGATGGGCGGAACCGCCCAATTGTATTGCGCAGAAGTATTGATCCCGGAGTTTCTGAATTACCTAAGGTCGATGAATATGTTGCACTTGAGCCAAATTACGACGCAATCAATGGGCAGACCAAGAAAAGATCCTAAAGACAAGCACCTCCCGCCACGCGTAACTAAAAACCGTTATAGCTATGTGTGGAAGCCAAAAGGAACAAAACAAAGCGTAACTCTTGCACCTATTACCGGGACAAGTATGTCCCGGCTATGGGCGCGTTATGAGGAAGAGAAAGCTAAGCGTTCAGACGTAATGACATTTTCTAAATTATGGAAGTTATTCACCAGTAGCCCAGCTTTTGCTGAACTGGCTCCACGGACGCAGACTGATTACAGATCGTATGAAAAAAACCTGGTCCCAGTGTTCGGGAATATGCGAGCAGATGACATAAAAATTGAGATGGTCAGGATCTATATGGATAAACGTGGCCAGCGCAGCATTAACCAGGCAAACCAGGAACTCGGCGGAATGTCGCGTGTTTTCTCATGGGGATATGAACGAGGGTACGTGAAAGGAAATCCGTGCAAAGGAGTGCGCAAGTTCTCTTTAAAAGCCCGTGACGTGTACGTGACAGACGAAGAATATCAGGCAATTTATGAAGAGGCGGCACCAGCTCTCCGGGTTGGCATGGAGATATCTTACTTATGCGCAGCTCGCGTTTCCGATGTACTTTCTCTCAAATGGTCGCAAGTAAGCGAGGAAGGCATTTTTATCCAGCAGGGAAAGACCGGGACTAAACAAATAAAAGTCTGGACTGAACGGCTTCATAACGCCATCGAACTTGCAAAAACTCTGGGTGGGCGGGAAACGGTTATCTGTAGCAGCAAAAAAACTAAATACTCGAAAAGTGGGTTTAATGATCTGTGGGAAACGGCAAGGGAAGCAGCAGGAAAAAAACTAGATAGAAAACTGCCGTGTACTTTTCATGATCTCAAAGCCAAGGGAATATCTGATTACGAAGGCTCGAGTAAGGATAAACAACTATTCTCAGGTCACAAAACTGAAAGCCAGGTTGTGGTTTATGACAGAAAAGTGAAAATTTCTCCCACATTGGATCTTCCAGTCTTGGGCAAATCAGAAGATGATGATGGCGAGTTTTATACCAAGTGAATATACCAACACTATACCAAGTGTGACATGAGTCGTTGAAAGGAATTGAGCTAAGTGTTTGAATAGTGGCGGAGAGAGGGGGATTTGAACCCCCGGTAGAGTTGCCCCTACTCCGGTTTTCGAGACCGGTCCATTCAGCCGCTCTGGCATCTCTCCGTTCTGGTGGTTGCCATGATGCCAGGTAATTTGGCATTTTAACAGACCCAGTTCCGTCAATTTCGTTCAAGTGACGAGTTTGCGAGCAAAACGATGATTAAGTGGCCCTGGAAAGAGCAAGAAACAGCCCGGAATGATGACTGGCCCTGGGATGATGCCCTGGCAATTCCTCTTCTGGTGAATCTTACTGAACAAGAACAAGCCAGGCTTATTGCCCTGGCTGAGCGTTTTTTACAGCAAAAAAGATTGGTTGCGCTACAAGGATTTGAACTGGACGTACTGAAAAGTGCACGAATTGCTCTGCTTTTCTGTTTGCCAGTTCTGGAATTAGGCATCGAGTGGCTCGATGGTTTTCATGAAGTCCTTATTTACCCTGCCCCGTTTGTCGTGGATGACGAATGGGAAGATGATATTGGGCTGGTGCACAATCAACGGATTATTCAGTCAGGCCAAAGCTGGCAACAGGGTCCGGTGATCCTGAACTGGCTTGATATCCAGGATTCCTTCGATGCTTCCGGCTTTAATCTGATTATTCACGAAGTGGCACATAAACTTGATATGCGTAATGGCGATCGCGCCAGCGGCGTTCCGGCTATTCCGCTGAGGGAAATTGCGAACTGGGAGCATGATCTCCATGCCGCGATGAACAACATCCAGGATGAAATCGATCTGGTGGGTGAAACGGCCTGCAGTATAGATGCCTACGCAGCAACCGATCCTGCAGAATGCTTTGCGGTATTATCCGAGTATTTCTTCAGCGCCCCCGAGTTGTTTGCACCACGTTTTCCGGCATTGTGGCAACGTTTTTTCCAGTTCTATCGCCAGAACCCAATGCTTCGGTTGCGCGATAGCCAGGAAGAAGACCATTTTCGCTCATCAAATGTACATTAATACTGAATTTGAAGATTAATTAACCAATTGATATGACGTATTAATTTTACTGTTGACACGTCATGGTGAGGTCAGTAATATGCGCCTCGTTCACACGATTCCTCTGTAGTTCAGTCGGTAGAACGGCGGACTGTTAATCCGTATGTCACTGGTTCGAGTCCAGTCAGAGGAGCCATATTTAAGAAGCCTGCTTAGGAAACTAAGCAGGCTTTTTGCTTTATATCTGATAATCAATCATCACTTCATCAGGCTCCATCGCCTGGCGTTTAATCTCTTCCACAGATAAACCTGCGTTGCATAGCTCGATGAATCGCCAGACGTAATTGCGCTGCAACTGACCACGTTTGAGCCCCAGCCAAACGGTGTTCGCATCAAATAAATGCCGGGTATCAAGGCGGGTTAACGTCCCCTCCTCCTGCTCTCCGCTGGATTGCTCCGCCACCAGCCCTATTCCCAGCCCCAGCGCTACATACGTTTTAATCACATCCGAGTCCTGTGCACTGAGGATAATATCCGGCACCAACCCTTTACGCGCAAATGCCTCATCAATACGTGAGCGTCCCGTAATACCCTGTCGATAGGTAATGAGCGGCCAGTGAGCAATAGACTCAAGCGTAAGCGGGGAAGCCTTAACTAATGGATGATCGTGTGGAACGAGCAGGCTGTGCTGCCAACGAAACCAGGGAAACGCCACCAACAGCGGATCGCTGCTGAGTCGTTCACTGGCAATACCAATGTCTGCGCCGCCATTTTGCAGGAGAACGTCAATTTCTTGCGGCGTCCCCTGGATAAGCTCCAGGCGAACCTCCGGGAAGAGCTCACGAAATGCTTTGATCACCGCAGGCAGACTATAGCGTGCCTGCGTGTGCGTGGTCGCAATGGTCAGCACACCAGACGTGTCATTGGTAAACAGGTCCGCCACTCGGCGAACATTACTGGCTTCATTAAGAATACGCTCAGCGATCACCAGCAACGCCTTCCCCGGTTCGGTCATGCCAAGTAAACGTTTACCACGACGAATAAAAATTTCGATGCCAAGTTCATCTTCAAGTTCACGAATATGCCGACTTACCCCCGACTGCGAGGTATAAAGAATATTCGCGACTTCCGTCAGGTTGTAATCCTGACGGGCCGCCTCGCGGATTATTTTAAGTTGCTGGAAATTCACTTTTCGCTCCGGGTACATCAGACATTACACTATTGTTAAAGTCTGATGCCCGGCATAACAAATAATAAAAACCTGCATCTTATTCCTGGCTGGAATAAGGTCTAACTCACCAGCTGTAGTTCCCGATTTTCCAGAGCCGGACGGCTAACCAGCGACAACAGGATCTCTTTCACCGCCTGAGCCTGTGGTGTCAAACTGCCTCTGGCTGACATGTTAAGCGAGAGGGGCAGATTCATGGAGGGCGTTGTAATCCGCGCCATCCAGCCATTCGCTGCATGACATAATGCCCGGGCTGCCGATTCAGGTAAGACTGTCACCCCCATACCGCTGGCAATCGCGGCCGTTAGGGTGGAGATAGAATCAATTTCACCTATTACTTTGGCCGTTAAGCGGCGCAGTGAGAAGGCTTCGTCAACACGGAGGCGAACCGCACTGTAATCCCGTGGCAGAAACAAATTCATCTGCGCGACTGCCGTTAAATCGACACCAGGCCCAGGACATTCACGCGTCCCCACCAGGAAAAGATCCTCTTTGAGTAACGGTTGACTGGAAATACCCGCGATCGGCGAGCGCTCGTAGAGCACCGCCATATCTAATTGACCACTGAGCAGTTTATCGTTCAGCACCGCCCCGCTGTTTTCATGTAAATAGACCAGTACATCGGGCAGCTCGGCGCGAACGGTCTGTAATAACGGCATGGTAATTGATGATGCCGCAGTGCCTGGCGCCAGGCCAATAGAGACGTGTCCACTCAGGGTCTGCCCTACATTATTGACCGCAAGCTGCGCCTGCTCACACTGCCGTAATATCGTCCGGGCGTGCGTATACAGCACTTTCCCCGCTTCCGTCGGCGTCACCCCGCGTTTGGTGCGGATCAACAGCTGTTGATCCAGCTCCCCCTCCAGCGTAGCAACCTGCTGGCTCAGCGCGGGTTGAGCGATATGCAATACTTCCGCTGCCTGGGTCAGGCTACCAATATCGACGATTTTTACGAAGTATTTCAGTCGTCTGAAGTTCATTTTGCCTCCTGTCGGAATACCAGAACCCATGCTGGCAATCATGAAACTCAGGATTGCAAGATGCTTGCCAGTTTCATCTGTAGACGATTATTTAATGTTAAGCTCCCGTTAAGTAAGGGATGGCGCAGGAAAGTGATCGCTTCTACTGATTCCGCGTTTTTCCGGGCTGCCCCACAAGAGGTAGACCCGCACCAGAATGGGGCAAATGTCTAAAAAGCATGAAAGATCGCCGCTTTGTTGAATTTGTCAGCAAACGAACACACAATTTCATTTACCCCTTTGACAACCCCCATCGCCCCCGCTAATATGCGCCTCGTTCACACGATTCCTCTGTAGTTCAGTCGGTAGAACGGCGGACTGTTAATCCGTATGTCACTGGTTCGAGTCCAGTCAGAGGAGCCAAATTCTTGTTTTCAGGCGTGCTTAGAAGTCCCTATACGATTAGGTTTCAATAAGTTAGCGTGAAAATCTTTCCCGATGCGTATCTGGTTTTCCCTCCGCATCCGGCGAAATTGGTGGTCTGATTTGGGGTCATTTCAGTTCGATAATGGAGTGACCACCATATGTCCCTGTCCGACGCGAAAATCCGCAGCACTAAACCTTCTGATAAACCCTTTAAACTGGCTGATTCCCATGGCCTGTATTTGCTTGTCAATCCGGTCGGCTCCCGTCTCTGGTATCTCAAGTATCGCTTCAGCCGGAAAGAATCCCGTATTGCGTTGGGTGCCTACCCGCTGGTTTCGCTTTCCGACGCTCGTCAACAGCGCGACGGCATCCGTAAGCTTCTGGCACAGAACATCAACCCCGCACAGCAGCGCATGGCTGAAAAAGCCGCCGCGTCACCGGAAAAATGCTTTGAAGCCGTTGCGGTGGCATGGCACAAAACCAACAAAAAATGGTCAGCTGACTATGCAGAGCGCATCCTTGCCAGTATGAAAAATCATATCTTTCCGGCAATCGGTCATCTGCCCGTCACGATGCTGAAAACGCAGCATTTTACTTCATTACTGCGGGTTATTGAGGATAAAGGCTTTCTCGAAGTCGCGTCCCGAACCCGGCAGCAGCTTTGCAACATCATGCGTTACGCCGTTCAGCAGGGACTCACCGAAAACAACCCGGCACAGCATCTGGAAGGCGTCACCGCACCGCCGGTTAAAAATCACTATCCCGCTCTGCCACTGGAGCGGTTGCCCGAACTGCTGGAACGTATTGGTGATTATCAACAGGGACGGCAGTTAACAAGGCTGGCGGTGGTGCTGACCCTGCATCTGTTTATCCGTTCCAGCGAGCTGCGCTTCGCCCGCTGGAGTGAGATTGATTTCAGACACAAAATCTGGACCATCCCCGCCACCCGCGAAACGATTGAGAAAGTTCGCTTTTCCGGGCGTGGCGCAAAAATGCGCACCCCGCATATTGTCCCGCTTTCCCGACAGGCCATCGCCATTCTGAAGCAGATACACGAAATTTCCGGCCATCTGGAACTGGTGTTTCCCGGTGACCATAACCCGTACAAACCGATGAGTGAAAATACCGTTAACCGGGCGCTGCGCTTAATGGGCTATGACACAAAAGCGGATGTCTGCGGGCATGGTTTCCGGGCAATGGCCTGTAGCGCACTGGTGGAATCTGAACTCTGGTCGCGGGATGCAGTGGAACGGCAGATGAGCCATCAGGAGCGCAACAGCGTTCGGGCGGCGTATATCCACCGCGCCGAACACCTCGACGCCCGTAAAGCCATGATGCAGTGGTGGTCGGATTATCTGGATTCGAGCCGCGAAGGGTACATTGCGCCGTATATTTATGCGCGGCAGCATAAAGCGGCCTGAACCAGCGGCAATGTAATTTGTTGAAAATGAAAACGCAGATCCTGATGGATTCGGATCTGCGTTTTTGCATCAAAAGGTTTTACCTTCGTCTTTTTTGCTATTAATCGGAAAGCATACAAAATTATTCTACGCAGAATAATTTTGCACGAAAATCTATCAATACATCAACAATCAATAGGTGCATGTCGAATTATTCACGGTAAATAATTTCTGGCGATCGCTGCCAGACAGCCTGCACCAGGACCGGTTAATCAGCACGCCATAACTGCACCAGTTCACTGCCACCATTTATCTGCACCAGCCTGTCGTCGCCTGTATACAGCAGGACTGCACCAGATATCGCCGGATATATCGATCTGCGCCAGCTTTAACCTTTTAAGCCCTTTGGCCTTTTCCGGTCTGGCGCTGTTACCCTTAGTCGCCCCTTACCCTTTCCGGCCTTTTTCCTTTGGCTGGCGCAGGTTGGCATGGCAACATCCTGATGCGGCACCAGAATCTTGTACAAAAATCACCCAAAAATATTTGGCCCCAAATAATTTTGGCCAAAAAACAACCACGTAGATTTTAATCGGCCATACCTCTCGGATATGTTGTTATTGAGAGGAAATCGTACAAAAAATTTCTACGTAGAAATTTTTT